GATGGCGGTCAAAACTACGGCAAGCAAAAGCCACATTACGTTAGGTGAATATGATGACGTAAACCGATTGAAAAATAGCTGTCAAATTTTGACTTTGCCTAATAGAGAATAAAAGTCGATGAACGATGTTTTTGTTTTTTATGATATTCCGATATACGATATATGACTATACCCCTATATTCAATGACTTACGTTCATTAAACAGGGTAAATGTATATTGGATTCAATAAAGTATGACCGTTCGCGCGGTGATTTTGGAAAAAACTGAAAGCACTTTGATATCGTGTTTCTCTCCTATTAAGTAAACCTAAAGGATCAACTAATGGTATTAGCTAAAAAAACTCATAAGTCTAAAATAGACGTCGTTGCCAACCCACGCACTGAAAAAGGGATTACACCCAAGCAAGAAGAATTTGCTAGGATTTACGTGACCGAAGATGTGACCCAAACCGAAGCCGCGATTAAAGCAGGGTTCAGTCCTAAGTCAGCCCATGCTATTGCTTCCCAACTTTTAAACGGTGTGCGTTACCCCCATGTGATTGCTCGTATCAGAGAACTTAAAATGGAACTTGCTCGTAAATACGAAGTCAGTTTTGAGTCCCACGTTACTAAGCTTGCTCAAATACGTGACGAAGCACTCCAAAACAATAACTATGCGGCAGCAGTTGCAGCCGAAAAATCTAGAGGTCAAGCAGCAGGGATTTACGTAGACAGAAAAGAAATCATGCACGGGAAAATAGACCAAATGAGTAGAGAAGAAGTAATGCGGGAAATTGAAAGATTACAAGACGAGTTTCCTGCCCTTGCTGCGGTGACTAACAATAACGTAGTGATAGACGTAGTTGCCGAAGAAATACCTGACAAAAAGGATTAGTTAGCGCGTGTTCCCCTTGTACCCTGTTGCTACTATAAAGGGGTGCTAAAAACTTAAAGGGAAAACCCAATGAAAAAACGAACATACAAGGTTTATCACAAAGCGTATGAACCAGAGGCTGTTCATGTAGCAAATGTCTACATTAAAAGTCATGTACCTGTGTATCAAGCTCTTGAAGAAGTTTTTCGCAAAACTAATAATCTTGCAGGTACGTGGTCAGGAGATCTTACTTTTGTTCAAGAAAAAAGAGAATACGACAACACAGACTATTTTGAAAACGTTGAAGTTGTAGAGCCTCTCCGAGTTGATGAAGACGGTTTTCAACACGGGCACCGTTCAACATCTGTAGGTGATTATGTAGTCGTTGACGGTAAAACATACACTTGTGAAATCAGCGGTTGGGAAAGGGTAACTGAGCAAAAGGACTAACTAGCGCGTGTTCCCCCCGCACCATAACGCTATTATTAAAGGGTGTTAAAAACTTAAAGGGAAAACCAATGTTAGATCTAAACAATAAAGACCATTGGGAGTTAATTACTACCAAAAAATGGTTGGAAGAAGGATTTATAGCTCCTTACAAGGAAACCGAACCCGAGCTTCACAACACGCTACACAGTTTAGCAAAAATAGGGTTGGGAGAAGACGACCACTTTTGGTACGTATTTGACGAGGAACAACAAATGGAACAAGACCCTCGTTTATTGCAGGTGCTTATTGAAGCTGACGATTTAAACTTTAAAGTCAACTACAACAGCAACTATTTTGATAACCCCCCAAACACGCTTGCAACTATCCATGAAGTAAGCAAAAGGACTGTACATATCGTTGAGGAAGACTGGGAATGTGCTTATGAAATCGTTACCCTCAACGTTAACTATGACCATCACGGCAGCCCACCACCCGTTTATTTTGTAAGGGAGTTTATATAATGTGTGAAAACACAGTAGAACAATACGTAGAACGCGGCTTTGAAGTCAAAACATACCAAAGCCGTTGTGGGACAACTGGTTGGCATGGTCAACGTTTGGAGTGTGACCAGTGTGAACAAAACTCACCACCACAATCTTGGGGGGATAAACCTTACGGTGAAATTTACGGATACGACGATTAGTAATGACAGCCAAGCCTGAGTCCAAGCTTTGGAAAAAGTTGAAGCAAAACACCGCCCACACTGGTGTGATATGGACACGCTTAGAGTCATGGGCACTTCCCGGAGTACCCGATCTGCACGGCATATTAGGTGGTCATGCTTTTTGGGTTGAATTAAAGGTTCATAGGTTAAAGTCGTTAAAGTTTGTCCAATTACGTCCCCATCAAATAGCGTGGCAAACACAGTATATTTCACAACAAGGCAACGTTTGGAACTTGGTTGAGCAGCCTTCCTCCCGATCCCTCAATTTATTTCATGGTAAACGTGCCTTTATAATAGGGGAAAGTTCGGTTGACAACGAACCCCTGACCCCTGACTATGTAACCACTGCCCCTTATGATTGGAGCGGCATCATTAATCACATCATCAAGTTTCCTTTGGGACATTAACTCCCATCCCATCCCATCCCATCCCATCCCGTCCCCCTTGATCAAGAACGATCAACAATGATCATTGGTACATTGATCACACACGATCAACGTTGATCAGCCGCGATCACACGTGATCATAAAAATGCTTGAACAACCGTGATTAAATAAAGTTAAGGTTGATTAAAAACCCTTGCACGTCAGCAAGCAATGCCCTATAATGGTTTCCATAGCAAGTGCTATATAACTATTAACCAATACTCGTAGAAAGGAGTAACAAAATGCCAAATTCCAATGTTATTAAAAAGCGTGCTCAAGTTGCCAAGGCAACAAAGGCTCCTGTTAAAAAAGTAGCTGCAAAGCCTAGTGCGGTTCCTGCACCAAAGGCCAGTGGTAAGGCTGAGTTCCACGTTGGCACATATACCGCCAACAATGTTGACGTTGTAAACGGTTGCACGTTTGCTGACATAAACCAGTTTGTTAAGGACAACGCAGGTGGTTCAATGGCAAACGTTCAGGTTGTAGCGTTAGCCACACCTAGTGAAGTGCCTTTTGGTTGGGGCGGTAAAAAACCCGCTACTGGTCTAGGTGTCGGTAGGGTTGCCAAGCAAACAGGTGGAGTACGTGCCACTATGCAAACTATCGTGTTAAACGGTGGTTCATTGCAGGACGTGGTTGCTACAATCAAAGCTGCTAAATGTGGCGGCAATGCGTTGTGGTCAGTACGTGCGTTACTTAACGGTGACAACACACGGTCAGGAAAACCACATTGGGGCACTAGCTTTATCAAGTTAGTGGTTCAACCCGCCAAGTAAGGCACACCATCGGGGGCAGTCATAATGGCTGTCCCTTTTTTTGTGCGTGTTGTTCCCGTCCCATCCCATCCTTTCCCCTTCCCCATCCCCTCCCGTCCCGCCCCCTCTCGAAGACATAGGTGCATGGTTATATTATTAATGATCATAAGTGATCACGCGGGATCGCGGTCAATGCTGCACTGCAACACAAAGTGGCTAAAATTTAACCACTTAACTAAAGGTTAAATAAAGTTAAATAAACCTATACATTAGGAAAAATACCTGTATAATACAGGGCATACCAACCAAGCAATAACGCTTAAACAAACGGTATAGGGTAAAACAAAATGGCTAAAACCAATAAAAAAGTAACTACAAAAACCGCTGCTAATGTTGCAGCAGCACCTACACTTAACACAGGCACATACGCAGCGCATAGCATATGCACTAAAAACGGGGTAACACCCGCGCAAGTGTTGGCATGGGTACAGCAGCACGCCAACGGCAACCTTGCTAACGTGCAAGTGGTACCTGTTACGCCTTACCACTGGGGGCAAACAGGCGGCAAAGGCAGGGTTGCCAATGCTACAGGCGGTGTTAGGCAAACAGGGTTGGCGCTTGCATACAATGGCGGCAACCTTGCTAACGTGCAAAAGCAAACCAAGGCGGCCAAGCTTGGCGGTAACTGGTTATGGTTTACAGTGGCATTGCTTAACGGTGGCGCCAAGCGTACCAAGGCGGCACATTGGGGTACTAGCAACATTGCGCTAGTGGTGCAACCAACCGCTAGCTAGGGTACCCCCCGCCCACAAAATACCCCTTAATTGGGGTATTTTTTTGCCACCCCCCTTAGGGACGGGAGACAGTTAGCCACGCTAGTGGTTAACTGTGTTCCAGCCAGATAATTATGTATCAAAAAATTATGAACAATTAGCCCTTAACCTGCCTCCTTTTTTTGTGTATAAAGGAACTAGGTTCATGGGCTTGAAAAAATTTTCGAAAAATTATTAAATATGACAATAGATTTAACACTAGTTCCTGAAGATCGATTAAAGTCGTACGCACAATTACTTGACCGTGCAAAACAAATTTCAGAATCCGAAAGTTCTAAAACCGACTTTATGTCCTTTGTTGGTTCGGCGTGGCCGGAGTTCATACAAGGCAACCACCATAAAATAATGGGCGAAAAATTTAACCGCATAGCTAGCGGCGATTTAAAACGTTTGATTATAAACATGCCCCCCAGACACACTAAGTCTGAGTTTGCCAGTTACTTACTGCCTGCTTGGTTAATGGGACGCAAACCTACTTTAAAAATAATGCAAACAACCCACACCGCAGAACTTGCTTACCGCTTTGGACGCAAAACACGTAACTTAATGAACAGCGCCGAATACACAAAAGTGTTTCAAAACGTGGTCTTACGTGCCGACAGCCAAGCAGCCGGACGTTGGGAAACCGAAAACGGCGGCGAGTATTTTGCCGCAGGCGTAGGGGGTGCAGTTACAGGCCGAGGTGCAGATTTGTTGATTATTGATGACCCGCATTCCGAACAAGACGCTTTAAGCCCCACCGCAATGGAACACGCTTACGAATGGTACACCAGCGGACCACGTCAACGGTTACAACCCAATGGTGCCATAGTGATTGTAATGACCCGTTGGGCAGAAAACGACTTAACAGGTAAGTTATTAAAACAACAAGCCAGAGATATTTTAGCCGATAAGTGGGAAGTGGTCGAATTTCCGGCGCTGTTGCCCGACACCGACAACCCCATGTGGCCGGAGTATTGGAACAAAAAAGATTTGCTAGCCGTAAAAGGTAGTTTAAGCGTAGGCAAATGGGAAGCCCAATGGCAGCAAAACCCCACTAGCGAAACCAGTGCTATTTTAAAACGCGACTGGTGGAACACTTGGGAACAAAAAGCGTTACCCCCTTTAGAATACATTATGCAAAGCTACGACACCGCTTTTAGTAAACAAACCAACGCCGACTACAGCGCCATAACTACAT